AGCGAGTTTAAAAGGAACAGTTATAGCGGGAACTATTTCTGGTTCTTCTATTACTTTTGGTAGTGCTGTAAGAATAGCAACTAATGATGACGGAGCGCAGTTTCCTTCAGTAAAATTTATAGCGGACGACAAGTTTGTAGTCGCCTTTAGGGATTTAGGCAATAGTAGTTATGGCTCTGCTCGTGTAGGTACATTAAGTGGAAATTCTATAACTTTAGGTTCACTTACAACTTTTTCTGGTACTGACGGTGCTGAATATACTACCATAGCGCATGACACCGTAAATGATAAGATTGTTATAGGATATAGAAATCAAGGCGATAGTGATAAGGGATATGTAATAGCAGGAACTGTTTCTGGAACGTCTGTTAGTTTTGGCACTTCAGTAAAATTTAACGACTCATCTTCAATGAATCTTGATGCTGATTACGATGCTACAACAGGAAAAACTGCTATCGTAGCTAGAGATAACAATGATTCTAATAAAGGTATTTTTATAGAAGTTACATTAAGTGGGACGGATATTACTTTAGGCACTGAACTTGAATTTGAAAATGGCACAGACGGATGTGATAATCCTTTTATAGTTTATGATTCAAGTTTAGAAAAAAACATTGTTACTTATAATCAACAGTCTGGGAGCGGACTTGGGCAAGCAAGATTGATTACAGGTACAAACATAAACCTCACCTCAGAAAACTATATAGGCATAGCTCGTTCTGGTGCAGCTTCTGGTGCAGGGGCTATCATAGATACGCAAGGTGCAATAGCTGACAACCTAACTGGGTTAACGGCAGGGCAAAGCTACTACGTTCAGACGGATGGTACACTAGGTACAACGGCTGCTAGTCCTAGCGTCTTTGCAGGGACGGCTGTATCGGCAACTAAACTTATCGTGAAAGGTTAAACATGTTAAAACGTATAGGGGCTGAAGAAAGTGGTGAGTTTAAAGCGATAGCCAGTGGCACACTGCCAAGTGGTAAGCCAGTGGTGGTTAATTCTGATGGGACTGTTAGTGTTGTTAGTGGGTCAAGCTCTTCACTTGGGTCTGCTGTAGTATTTGAAAGCGCCATTTCAAACAATATAGGTGGTACTTTTGATAGCTCTAATAACAGAGTAATTTATGCCTACAGAGATGTTGGAAATTCAAGCTATGGTACTGCTGTCGTTGGAACTGTGAGTGGTGACTCTATTTCGTTTGGTACGCCTGTAGTTTATAACAGTGGAAAAAGTAATTATAATGGTGCTGCTTTTGACGCTAATGCAGGTAAAGTTGTTGTTGCTTACCAAGATAACGGTAATAGCGATTACGGTACTGCTGTAGTTGGAACTGTAGACCCCTCAGATAATTCTATTAGCTTTGGTAGTGAAGTTGTTTTTGAGAGTGCTACTATAAATTTTGTGGGAGTTGCATACGATGCAAACGCTCAAAGAATAGTTATTGCCTACAGAGATGATGGAAATTCTAATTACGGAACTGCTATTGTAGGAACGGTCAGTGGTACGTCCATAACTTTTGGAACTGCTGCTACTTTTGAAAGCACTGGTGAAATTACGCAAGGGGTTGGTATTGCTTACGAGTCTAATGCTCAGAAAGTAGTCATAGGTTATGCACATGATAGCAACAAAGGTCACGCCATCGTGGGTACAGTCGATTCATCTAACAATTCAATCAGCTTTGGAACTGCTACTGTTTTTGAAACAGAAACTATAGTTAATCCTCCTGCTATTACATTTGATAGTTCTAATAATAAGATAGTAATTGCAGTTAGACGAAGCGAAGAAGGAAGGGCATATGTAGGAACAGTAAGCGGTACGTCTATTACCTTTGGCTCTGCTGTTCAAATTACAGATGGAACGACTAACAATTCTCGTGCTCCTTCTGCTGCATTTGATACAAATTTAAACAAAGTTATTATTGCTTATGGCAACAGTGTAAATACAGATGGCGCAATTATTTCTGGAACTGTGAGCGGTGACTCAATAAGTTTTGATCCTCAAGTAACTTATAGCAGTAACACTATTGATTTTAGTACCGTTGTTTTTGATAGTAACTCAAATAAGTCTGTAGTGGCATTTCAAGATTATGGAAACTCTCAATATGGCACAGCAAAGGTTTTTACACCTCTCTCTACCAACCTCACCTCAGAAAACTACATTGGTATGTCCAAAGGTGGCGCTGTAGCTAACACCAAAGGTGCAACTGTAGATATTATTGGTGCAGTAAATGATGAGCAATCTGGCCTCACCGCCGGACAAAAATATTACGTACAGACAGATGGAACGATAGGCACAACGGCTGCAACGCCAAGTGTACTGGCAGGGACTGCTATTTCAGCAACAGAGTTATTAGTAAAGACATAGAAATTTTGTACAACTACCAGATACTGTGTAAGGTTGTAATTGAATAGATGCGTGAGGCAGTATGGCACTTGTAGATTTAAAAATCCCTCCAGGCGTTTATAGAAATGGGACAGATTTACAAACCGAAGGTCGATGGCGCGATGTTAACCTAGTGCGTTGGCATGATGGTTTAATGCGCCCGGTTGGTGGTTGGCGTAAAAAGTCCACCTCTGCTGCACCTAACAAACTAAGAGGTATGCTTTCTTGGACAGACAACAGCAGCAACCGATATATAGCGTCTGGCACTTACAACAAGCTTTTTGCTTACACCAACGCAGGTGTAAAATATGACATTACGCCAGTTGGATTAAGCGCGGGTCGAGAGGATGCCGCGGCGTTTACTGCGTATGGATCTGGCTTTTACGGCTCCCTCGCCTATGGCGTTGCACGGCAAGACACAACAAACATTCAACCTGCAACGGTTTGGAACCTACAGCCTTGGGGAGAGCGTTTGTTAGCTCAAAATGCAGATGATGGTAAGATTTACGAGTGGGCCTTGAACACTGGCACCCCTGCTGCGCTACTAAGCAATGCCCCAACTGGTAACGAAGCAATCCTTGTTACTGAGGAAAGATTTGTTTTTGCGTTGGGTGCAGGCGGTAATCCTAGAAAGGTGCAATGGTCAGACCGCGAAGATAATAACACATGGACGCCTGCCACAACAAATGAAGCCGGAGACTTAGAGCTTGCGACTACTGGCACGATTATGGCCGGTGTAAACGTGCGTGGTGGTTCTTTAATCTTAACAAGCAGAGATGCACATTTTGCAACCTACCAAGGCCCACCATACGTGTACGGCATTGAGCGCGTTGGAACGGCTTGTGGTTTGGCGTCTGCGCTAGGATGTGTCGTGGTAGATCAAGGCGCGGTGTGGATGGGGGTTAACTCATTCTTTGCATATAATGGTAGCTCAGTTGCAGAACTAAACAGCGAAGTTTCTGACTATGTATTTAACGACATAAACAAGGCACAGATCAGCAAAGTCTTTGGCGTGTCTAACAGCTTGTATAATGAGATTTGGTGGTACTACCCATCTAGCGGCTCTACAGAAAATGACCGTTACGTTGTTTATAACTACAGCGAAAACACTTGGTATATCGGAGAGCTAGACCGCACAGCAGGCACAGATCGAGGTGCGTTTAGACAACCTATGCTTGCAGATGCTAGTGATATGTACGTTTACGAACATGAAGTTGGTTTTGATTATGGCACATTAACGCCTTTTGCTGAAACTGGCCCATTTAGGATTGGCACTGGCGATAACGTTATTAGCGTAACTGAGTTAATCCCAGATGAGAAAAACCAAGGCGATGTAAACGCTACGTTTAAGTCAAGGTTTTATCCAAATGGCACAGAGCGCAGCTACGGCCCCTTCTCTCTTACCAATCCAACAAGCGTAAGATTTACTGGCAGACAGTTGCGGATGCGTGTGGAAGGCCAGGCGTTGGCTGATTGGCGTGTGGGTATCAATCGAGTTGACGCGGTTGCCGGAGGGCGCAGATGACGCAATACGCAGCGCCAGAGCCTTATGGTGGTGATTGGAAAGATTGGGCAAGACGTTTAAACGTGTTTCTTAATCGCACGCAATCTGCATTAGTTCAGCAAACAGGCGGTGAAAGCGCAAAAGAAAACGGTTATCTGATGTTTGACCGTTCTACTGTTAAGCCAGTAATTAGCCAATCTGGTGCATTTAAAGAAGTTGTTGTTAAGCAATCTGTGCCTGCGTCAAGCGTTGGCGCGTCTGGCGATACGGCGGGTTTGGTAAGTTGGGATACGAATTACATTTACATCTGCACAGCAGCTCATGATGGAAGTACGAACATCTGGAAGCGTGTTGCTCTTAGCGGAGGTTCGTTTTGATGCATCCAGAGTTTGAGCGTTGCAAACCACACATAGAAGCAGCCCTAAAGTATAGCGGCGGTACGCATGACATAATTGATATTTACGAAGGTTTATACAAAGGCACCATGCAATTATGGCCTGCTAAAAAAAGTTGTTTGGTCACAGAGATCATAAAATATCCAAAGAAAAAGGTGCTCAATATTTTCCTTGGCGGTGGCGATCTCACCGAAATTTTAGAAATGCATGAGAGCGTGATAAATTGGGCAAAAGAGCAAGGTTGCACTGCATTAAACATGACAGGCCGTTTTGGTTGGAAAAAACCATTAGCACAGCATGGATGGGAACCAATGCACACGAGTTACGTTAAGGAGATATAAATGGGTAAAGGTGGATCATCTACGAGCGTTGAAATCCCAGACTATATAGAAAACGCTGCAAGGAATAATCTGCAACGCGCAGACTTTGTAAGCAAGCTTGGGTATGTGCCGCAAAGCTTCGGCCCTACCGTTGCAGCTTTTACACCTATGCAGCAAAGCGCGTTTGGCAATACGGCACAAGCGGCTGATGCATTTGGTTTAGGTGCGCCAGTTGGTGCAGATGTTTTTGGTGGCATGGGCGAACCAACAACTTACGCAGATGGCATACGCGCTTACTCTGCTGCGCCTTTGTTTAATCAGACAATGGATGAATTTGCGGCGGCACGCCCTGGGCAGTTTAACGCAATCAACAGCATGTTTATTGATCCGTTTGGGTATAATCCCGCAGGCACTTTTGATATGGGGTCGCTTGTAGATATTAACTCACCAATAATAGATGACACAACGACCACGACTACCACTACTTCAACTGGCGGTGGTGGCGGTGGTGGCGGCGGTGGTGGCGGCGGTGATGGTGGCGGTAGCTCTACTACCCCTACAAACGTAATAGCAACCGTTCCAGTTGATCAACAAACAGGTAACTTTTACCAAGATAATCAACTATTCAACCCAGATATAAATTACGATGATGCTTTTGTTGCAAGCAATAATCAAATTGTTGGCGTGCTTGATCCAACTGATGAAAGTTTAGCAATAGTAAACGAGGCTTATGGGATAGACCCTAGCTTTTACACAGACAGCCCAATCTATTCCGCAAGTGATTTTCCAGTTGGTTCGTCGGCCACTGCAACTGATTTTACCGTATATTCTGATGATAATAACAACAACACGGCAACTAACCAGTTTGGTTCTACTGTTTCCGTAGGTTATGGCGTGGGGCAAGTTGACCCTGCGTTAGCCGCTGCTGCGGGATATACTAGCTCCCCCGCCCCTGGCGTAATTGGTAATAACCCCACTGGAGAAAACAGTATAGCGCAGACAATAGCAAACTTAGTCACGCCTTTTGATGATACTACATACGATGGCGGAATTTTAACGACAAAAGAAGATGCAAGAAAAGCTGCTAAAAGGCGCAGAGATGCCAGAAAAGGAACTGGCGCGTTTGCTAAAAGACCGCAAAAAACTGGCGTTGGCGGCAGAAACATAGGCGGTAGATGATGAGTAACACACAGAGGATATTATAATGGCAGGCCAAGGATCCAAAGGCGGCGGAGCTGTCGTCCCAGCACAAAATCAGCAACCTCAACTAACAACACAAGGTGGCATTTCTCAAAACGGTGTTCAGGGTTATTACGATCCGCAAGGTAATTTTGTTCCATATGGAGGGGCAGCCCCAACACCGCAAGCGGGTGCAACATCTAACACAGCGGCCCCGTCAGGTGGCTTCAACGTAAATCAGGCGGCGGCAACCGGGTTGCAGAACGCCATGGGGGCCACCCAGGCGGCGGTCGCTGCGCCACTGAACGTCGGGGCATACATGAACCCTTACACGCAGAACGTAATCGACACGACGCAAGCCGACATTGAGCGCCAACGCCAAATGGCAATTAACAACATGGGAGCTGCCGCAACGAGAGCAAATGCGTTCGGCGGATCTCGCCAGGGAGTTGCCGAGGGTGTGACAAATGCTGAGTTCGGCAGAGTTGCAGGCAACCTTATAGCACCGATGCGTAGAGATGCTTATAATAGATCATTAGACGCAGCAATGACTGACAGAAGCCAACGTTTAGGCGCAGCTAATCAACTAGGCGGTTTGGCTAACCAAGCATTTCAAACTGGCCGCACGCTTAACCAAGACATGATGCAGCAAGGTATTATGCAAAGGGCATTGCAACAGTCGCTAATTGATGCAGCCCGGCAAGACTTTGCAGGCTACTCAAACAGCCCAATGCAAAGCCTATCACCAACAATTCAAGCATTAGGCGCAGCGCCATATCCAAGCACA